GTGGCTGGCGTACCACCCCTTCCAGAACTCCGCTTCGTCGGGGGTGCAGGCTTTGAATCTGACCGCCAGCGGCTGGAGCAGGTAGTCCGAACGGTCGTCGGTCGGTTCTGGCGACACGCCAACGACGGGCGACGTTTCATCGAGTTTTTCGAGCCAGAGGTCGCTTGAGTCCATACGTCTCCAGGCCTAACAACGTTCGCGTGGGCATTAACGTTACCTGACTGCTGGCTGCTCGGGGCTGGCAATGACGGTGGTCTCGCCGGAGCCGCACTCCGGGCAGTAGTCCTCCCGCTCGGCGGTGTAGAACGCCGCCCGGCAGGAGCAACACCGCATCGCGTACATCCCACGCTCGTCGGCTTCGCAGGACGGGCACGCGCTCCAGGCGTAGCCGTTGTAGGCGAAGCCGCAGGAGTGGCGGACGTTGCGGTCGTCGCCCCCGCTGTTGTGGTGTGAAGCGGGGGGTGGAGCAAGGTTTCGCATCGTCACTCCTCCTCCCGGAGCATCCCGCGGTGGACGCGGTGTGGCTTCCCGCTGTCGTCGCGGAAGACGACTGCGTTGGGATGCAGCGCCGACATGATACGGCCTTTGAGGTTGGCGGCGGCAATCGCGCCGGTCACCTTGACGTACTTGACCCCCTGCACGCTGAGGCCGAGGCCGGGTGTTCCGTCGTGGATGATAGCCTCTGCATCGTCTTCGTCGTCGACAACGACGAAGCCGCGCCACGTATTCGGCTTGAACCCCATCCCTTTGACCTTCACACTGTAGATTCGTTGCTCGTCGCCGGGGGTCGGGAGTATGTCGTGCATTGATGTCTCACTGCCCCTCTCGGGGCTACACAGGCGGCAGGGTGTTATCTGCCGCCGCGCTTGCTGTCGTCGTTTGCACACTCGGCCGAGCAGACGAGCAACGATTCTGACTCGCCGGTTGCATGGTGGTGGCTCGTTCTGACGCCCTCTGTCGGGTCGAACATGTCGCCGCAGAATGGGCACGTCACGCCGTCGCCGTCGGCCGACCGGCACCGCGGGCATCGGGGGCCGTAATACGGGACGCCGTTGAGGTCGAACTTCTCGCCACACTCCCGGCAGGTCATCATGTCAGCGCCTTCTCGCAGGTAGCTGCCCATGGGTTCCGGGGTCAGGCGTCTATCTCGACCCCGATATGGTCGGCTATCCACTCGATGTTCTCCTCGTGGCGAACGTCGGCTGTCGAGCCGTGGCCGAGCATCGTCGCGTTGGAGGCATCCCCGCCAAGCGCCTCGACCAGTATCTCCGTCACGTCATCGACTGTCGCAACCATCTCGTGGGGGCTGACCGACACCGGCGACGCGACTTCCTTCCCGGACTGTTGTACGTCTTCGAGAGCGTTGGAGAGTGCCAACAGCCCGTAGTCGGGGTTGTCGTCAGGCACCGCGTCGGGGCCGTCAATGGTGGCCATGCGGTCAGCGATAAACTCCCGCTCGACAAGCCCCCCGAACGGTCGGAGGTACCCGTAGCAATACTCGTTGGTCATGTAGACAGACCCGCGCTTTTCGGCCAGTTGCTTGACCGCACCGCGGCGTCGTGTCTCTGGGTCTTCGTCTCCCATGCGGATTCACGCCCCTCTCGGGGCCGGTAGTGGTGGGCTGTGGTGGGGTCCCTACTCGTCCAGCAGCGCCTCACGCGCCGTCATCCCCTCGTCGCCGCCGTCGATGTTGATGTCAGTCACGAGCGGTCAGACCACGAACTCACTGCTGTCCGAACTCTCGTCTTCCCCAGAACTGAGGATCGACGCCTTGTCAGACTGGTAGAGGTTCTTCATCTCGGAGGCGAACTCCGCCTGATCTTCCCCGCTACCGTTGTAGAAGTCCCCTGACTTGGCGTCTCGCGGATGTATCGGCCCGCTCGCCAGCCGGTAGGTCGCCCACGCGGCGACCGCTTCCTTGTGGAGTTTCGAGACATCGTCGATCTGGCCGCCGTCGTTCACGTCAGCCTCGAGCTTCTGTTCGGCCGCCGTGCCCGTCTCACGCTTCTCGGCGTCTGAGTACGGATCCGGGCCAGCCACCGGGATGTCGTCAAGTTCGACGTAGTCCAGCGTGTTGTCAGCCATCAGTCCGCCTCCGAGGTACGGTTACGCATCAGCTATCCAGCTGCGCCTCGATCGCGTCGGTCGCCCCCGATCGGTCTTCGCCCGCTTCCTCGGCGTTGAGGAGTGCCTGGAGTTGGGCGTCCGAGAACTCGCCATCGAGCTCGGCTTCGAGATCGTCGATCGTGTACTCGCTGGGATCAAGCGGGGGATCGGCGACCGCTTCCTCCACTTCAGCGCTGTTGTCCGGCCCGGCACTCGTGGCATCAGCGCGTTCGATGTTGGGGTACCGACGTGCGATCCGGGCGGCGACATCCTCGTCTTCGATGGTGGCCGACCCATCCTCGAACGAGAGCGATCCTTCGGGATGCTCCGCCAGCGTGAGCGCCCCATCGAAGGACTCGTCGTGACTGGTCTGAAGCTCGTGAGCCATGACTCAGATCAGCCCTGGACGCGGACGGCGGCATCCGAGAACTTGTCGGCCCAGCCGTACGCCCCCTTGATCTTGATCTTGATCGAATCGCTGTCGAAGTCGGTCTCCTGGTCGGTGTCGACCGACTGCCACTCGCCTTCGTAGCCGAACTGGTCGGTGTCGACGACGATGGCCTCGTTGGCCCCGACGGTGACGTTGTTCGAGAACATGAACCGGATGCCGGCGAACTCACCCAGCTCCCCGTTCTGAACTGCCTCGTCACCCAGGTCGGTCCCGCGTTCGGCCAGGTAGTTGACCAGCGACTCCTTCCCGGACGGGCCCACGAGGGCCATGTCCGCAGTGAAGCCGTCCTCGCCACGGTTGGCGAGTTCGGTCACGCCCGCGTTGATGTCCTTGAACGACAGCGTGCCGTTGTCGTCACCGACGGCGTTGCCCGACGGTGCGGCGTTGTCGAGGACCGTGAAGGCGGCACGGTCAAGCTTCTTGGCCATGTTCTTGGCGTGGCCGTCGTAGTGGTCCTGGACGAGGTCGAAGAGGTTGTCGTTGATGTCCTCTTCGGGGATCTTCGAACCCTTCTTGAAGATCTGCCGGACGATCTCCGGGCGACCGTACTCTTCGCGGTCGTAGGTCGTGTCCGCGCCGGGTTCGACTTCCTCGGGTTCTCCGAGTTCTTCTGCCGGGACTGGGACCTGGAACGACTCGCCAGCCCCCTCCGGCACGCCGCCCGGCGGCTCCATGTAGAACTCGCGGACGACAGTCTGTGCATCGATACGGTCAGTGACGAACTCCGCAACAGCCTGCGGGTCGACGATCTGGTTGACGTTAGGTAGTGCCATGTGCTATCTCCTGTGAGAAGTGATGTGGTTGCGTGCCGATTCAGACATCCACGTGGGCGTAGCCTGCCGGGATGTCCGGGATGCCGCTCGGGGCAGCCCCCTCTGCGTACATTGTCATGATGCCCTTCACGGACGTGCCGCTGGCGAGTTCTCCCTCGGTAGCGGAGACTCCGAGTTCGACCCCGCCGCCGACGCCGCTGGCGACGTTTGCGACGACCGGGCCACTGTAGGTGACCTGCACGGTGTCGCCCGCCTCGTAGCCGTCGCCACCGTTGTACCCGACGATCCCGTAGACGGTGGTGTCGGTCGTGTCGTCGGCCGTCACGAGTTCATCGTTGGAGTCGAGGGCGACAGCGTCGCCAGCCGATAGTGCTTCAGCAGCGGTGCGGGTTTCCGTGTCCTGTGCATCGCCTTTGTGGGACTGGCCGGGTTCGAGACTCATGCTTCACCTCCCGTGATCTCCTCGAGCTGTGCTTCGACGCGCTCGCGCTCCTTCTCCGCGAGGCCGCCGTCCTTGTCTTCGAGCTCTTCGAGGCGGGCCTCGAGTTCCTGCTTCTGCTCCAGTTCTGCCTCAGAAAGGTTTGCCTCGGTCGACTGGCCACCGCCGGAGCGGACCGACGGCTCGACGTCGCCGTCGCCGGCGGAGAGGTCCACATTTTCGGCCTTCTCGGAGAGTTCGGCCAGCGTGTACTTCTCGGCGAGTTCGTCCTCGTCGAGGATGGTGTCAGCCTCTGCGAGTTCTGCGGCGATGCGTTCGCGGGCCGCCTCGTTCTGTTCCTGGAGGGCCTCGTTTTCTTCCTCCAGTTCCGCGATACGCTCTCTTCTTTCTCTTCGACCGTTTCGTCCTTCGCTTCGAGATCTGCTTCGAGCGAGTCGATCTGTTCGTCTTTCTCGTCGACGCGCTCCAGGAGCGCCTCGACATCAGTATCGTCGTTATCAGTATCAGACATGTTTGTCTCTGAATCTGCATCACGACCGGAAGACCTCGCTCCGGCGGGGTCATCGGGCTTAGTCATCGCCTGCTGTGCAGCAAGAACCGCGCCAGTGTCGAGGTCGGCTGCCAGTGCCGCCATCGACTGTTCCTCGTCGATGGTGAGTTTCTCCGGGTCGATCGGCGGCGTGGAGAAGGCGTCGTTCAGGGAACGAAGTTTCTCGTACAGTTGTTCTCGGGTGACGTCACCTCGAGGCCCGACACTGTAGGCCGCAGCGACATTGCCCCGGCGCAGGTAGCCATCCGCATCGACTACCGGGTACGACGAGGCCGATTTTGTGTCGCGGTTGAACAGGTAGTAGTCCTCGTAGTCGTCGTTCGGGATCTCGCCCTGGTCGAGCTTGCCGTCCCGAGTCCCGCGGTATCGGACGCCGGCCTCCGACCGGTAGGCATTGAGCGCCGCCTCGACGTCGAAGCCGTCGGGCGCGATCGCGTCGAGGTTGCTGAGAGAAGCTCTCGCCCCGGACGGCGGCATGAAATCGACGATCTGATTACCCGTTGCCTTTCGGAGGTCCGAGATGGACCCGTACTCGGAGACGTGCGGGTCCTCGAGCTCGTCCGGAAACGCGGCGGTGTGCCAATCAACGTACACGCCGG